GGCGTCAGAGATGACAAGCACATTTGCGATGTATGTCAACTTGCGCTTCTGCTTACGAGCGATTTCCTTGTTTGCTTCGATGCCAGAGTTCCAAAGAACAGTGTTGTACTCAGAAACTGGATCGTTCTTGCCCATAGTAGTGAGAGAGTTCTCAATGTACCAACCACCTGGACCTTGGAAACCATGGGACCAGATTTGTACCCAAGGCAAACCATCTTCGCCGTCAACTGCTGGTGTATCGAGGAAGCGGATAACTGCGTATCCGTTGCCAGCAGCATCAACATCAGGTTGCCAAAAGCGATCATCTGCGCTCTTAGCACCGCCACCACCTGCTGAAGATTGCTCAACTGCCTTCTTCAACTTATCAAGGGACGAACCCTTCTTTAGATTTGATAAACTCATTTGTATTCTCCGTATAGCGTTGTATAAATTGTATTTTGCTTATCCACTTTCTTCATTACCATATTATTATATAGTATTCTGTTGAGCAAGTAAAGTTTCTTTTGTCAAGAGTTTATACTTGTCAACATTCACCGCAAGAAAAGCACCATACTTGCGCACCTTTCTTGACACTTTGGGATAGATGATATCATCAGAAATCTTCTTGTCCCAAATTCGAATAAAGTCAAAGATGTTATTGAGAATCACCATAGTTTCTATAGTCACTTCTTTTTGCATAAGAAGATTCAGTAATGGTGGAAATTGTCCATCTTCAACTTTAAATAAATTGTTAAACTTGTTTGGGTCTGGGCAGATCTTTTGTAGATCTTCCAAGTAAACCTTGCTCATCGAATCCGTGGTTCGTTTCCAATCCCTATAAGTTTCTTCAGCCTGGTCTTCAAGCAATGACTTGGTCCAATTATCGTCACTGTGTACAAAATTAGCAACCAGAAATGGAACCATCTCATCGTCGCGGTACTTGCGCGCCAGACGATGGAAAAGAAACTTGTCACGGCGTTTTTGAAATGCATCTATTGATACTCGAGTTTTGCCATCATACTGAAAGAAGTTATAACTCTCTGAGGTGAAATGTAACTTGACGGCTTGATAGATGCAATAAAGATCGTATCCGTTCAAATCTGTCCTCTCTTAAACTTCTCAAGAAGATCGCGCATCTTTGCTTGCGTCTCGCGAATCTTTGCTTGCGTCGCTTCGTCAATCTCCACTTCATCATCTTCGTTATTCTTTTCCGCTTCGTTTACTGCTTTGACTAACTCAGATGCACTCTGAGTTCCTGTAAAGAAAGCAGGAAGCATCAGCCACCAAAGAGATGATTGTGTGATGTAAATCATCACTCCCGTAAATGACCAAACAAAAATATTCCAGATTAATAGTTGCCAAGTCATAGTGGCAGTCTGCTCCCTCGTGGCAAAAATCTCAGCTCCATTGCCTCACCTTCAATGATACCCTTTAAAGAATCATTAATCAAACTGGCAGCAACTTCAATCTCAAGATTGTTACGCTCACAGTATGAAGTGATTGCATCCATGTGATCAATCTTTTCTTGAATAGCCAGATTCATAATCATCATAGAGAAGTTATTTTTTTCTTCTCTAGAAGCCATTACTCTCTCCCACCCGTCAGTGAAGTGTTCAACTGCTGAGTCACTCGGACAAAGACAGCATTCTCATGTAGATGCGCGAGTTTCGTGACACCAACATAGGTGCAGGCTGAACGCAGCCCACCAAGAATCTCGTTCATAGTTTCGTCTACAGAACCCTTGTAAGGAATCTCTACGGTGCGACCTTCGCTGGTGCGATATGGGGCAACCCCTCCGCTATGAATATCCATAGCGGTGTCCGAACTCATCCCGTAGAAGTAGTTGGTTCCCATCGGAGAAGCACCACCTTCCTTGTGACCCGCAAGCATGCCGCCAAGCATCACAAAGTCTGCACCGCCGCCGAATGCCTTGGCAACATCACCAGGATTCACACAACCACCGTCGGCAACGATATGAGCACCAAAGGTATGGGCTGCTTCGGCGCACTCAACCACAGCACTGAACTGTGGATAGCCAACGCCAGTCATCTTGCGTGTAGTGCATACAGCACCAGAACCGATACCAACCTTGACGACATCAGCACCCGCGAAAATGAGAGCCTGAGTCATCTCAGGAGTCACCACATTACCCGCATAGATTGTGATTTCTTTGAACTCATCTCGAGTCCACTTTACGAAATCAATGAAATTAGGAATGTATCCGTTGGCTACATCTATACAGACCTGAATATACTCCCTGAGTGGTTTTGGGATGGCATGATAAAACTTCCTGAACTTTTCTATATCCTTTTGGCCTATACCCATAGTGTAAATACAATGGGTTAGGCGATTCAGTGAATAGCCGAAAACCTGGGCTGGGTCAATTTCAACAAAGAAATCAATAAGTTCTTCTACTGGAATATGCTTGGACAGCGCGGTCATACAGTTATGACGCATCATGGCTTTTGCCATCTCGATAGTACCAACGCCGTCCATGTTTGCAGCGATGATAGGAATCTTGCGGTAAGCGTTGAAGGTTTTTGAGTTCTTGAAGCGAGACCCCGCTGGAGGAAATAATTCTACCTGTTCCCTGCTGTTTGCTCCTCTGCTATTATAACGAGGAACAAGCATCACATCCTTGTAGTCAAGTTTTACATCATCAAGAATTCGCATTTCTTCACCTTTGTTCGTATCAACGATAGAAAATGTGATTACCAATCTGAGCAATCACCCGACTTTCATCAGCCCATGTCGGGTTAACATAAGTTGCATGAAAGTATTTGGCATCGGTACCTATTATACCGTATCTCTTTTTGGAAATCAATATGCTTTCAGCAATTCTTCGCGACTCACGCCAAGCACTGCTATTACGAATTGAACGCTTGCCTTCACAGACCCAAGAAAACTGGCAGATGTTCTTATGCTTTTGGTGAACAACGGCACAGACGGTTTTGGGGAATTGCTTGCTTTTGACTCGGTTCATTGTTACCTCAGCAACAGCAATCTTGCCAGCGCGAGGCTCACCACCTGCTTCGAAGTAAATGTTGCGCGCAAGGCACTCAACTTCACGCATAACCTTTTGTTTTCTTTCGTATGATAACTCAAGAAACTCCATGCGGTGGTTCATGTCGAGTATTTGAGCAGCAAGAATAACATTAGCATTTTGCTGAGTTTCCAACTGCATCATGGCTCTAGAGTGTATGTTATACGGCACAAACAACCCAAAAAAGAGAGCAGCGAATAAGCCACCCCAGAGCATAAAGAAGTTATGGTTGCGATCAAAATAATTTTCTACATTACGAAGTATATCTACTGCATTCATGTTTAGGTCTCCATTATTGCAGTGGAAAGAAAAGGGTGGTGGTTCGCACCACCACCCCAGACCTTTCTGTTACCGAGCGGTCAACTCTTAGCCATTACTTGCCGTTTGAAATAAAATCATTCAAACGTGTGGCTTTATCCAAAACATCATCCTCAGTAAAATACTTCGGATAATTTGGTTGAGATGGAAGTTGTGTTTTGTTTCCCATTGCTGCGGAGCACAATACTTCCCATTCATTTTTAATGGCTGAGTGTCGAGTATTAAACTCTTCGCTCAGCATATCTTTTGCGAGTTTTACCAACTCTAGTCTAATTTCATAAGGTGTCATAGTCATTTTCATCTCCTTTGTGTGTTGTGTGTGTTATGACAAATGGTGCGTTTATTCTGTTTCCAAGAAAACCCACCGAAAACTCAGGTAATCTATGACTGCAATTAAGCAGCTAGAGCCATTTCGTAGTAATCGTCATTTGCGTTTACTAGTTTTGCGCTGATTAAGTCAGTCGCCTCACTGGTTGCTGTCGGTTTATTGCTTGCCCTGTCAAGCCTACGCACCCCCATCAGAAACATACTGCTGAATTACGATGCAGTGGCAGTTAATTACTCCGCCCTCCAGTATGTTTTTGGTGGAGGTGGGGAAGAGTCGCACTTCCCGTCCAGAACACCTTTAGTCGTCAGTTTACAACCATTAATCCACTAGAAACTGTGGCTTTGCTTGCTCATTCAATTGCTTCTTCTGTTCTTCAAGATGAGCCTTATACTGCTCATTTGTTAACTTGTGCAATCCAGTGCAAACGCCAGTCGGGCTTCGACCGCATCCACAACCATACT